CTAATGGTGCTCCTTATGGCAACACAACTCTGGTTGATTAATGGGTGTTTATTTTGGTCAATGGGGTGAAGTAGCCCTTAGAAGAGATACGCTTCAATCTGCTTTGCAGACGAAGTTAGATCCTTATGACGTAACCACATCGACAAAAAGGTTTAGTGTTGACCATAGTTCTGGTTCGTTAATAACTGGAGATGAGGTTGAAATAGAAACTGCTGATGGATCAACCCTTGAATTAGTTAGTGGTCATAATTATCCAGATGGAAAATGGTTTATCAATGTTGATCCTGTTGGTGGCATGCGTTTATATAATTCTTTTGCTGATGCAATACAAGGTGGACAAACAACGGCTTTAACTCTTGTTACTCCTAGTTCTGCAAAAGATATTTTAATTCGTACCAGAAATGAAAGATTTAGGCATGTAGCAGGTGTTAGAGAATTTGAAATGACAACCAGTAGAGAGCAAGTTGATTTAACAAATCTTGGAGATGAATTTAGAAATCAATATGAAGCTGGTTTAATTAGTGGTCAAGGGTCAATGACCTGTATCTGGGAGCATGATTACGACACAGGAGATAGGGCTAATGAATACGGAACAGATCCAGAATTTCCATTTTACTTAGCTCAATTGTTGGTTCGTACTCAGCAAGGATCAGATTTTGATGGATTATTTTATATTTACCGTGATCCTGATAATTCAAAGAAAAATGTCTTTTATGAAGCCAATTGCATTATTACTAATATTGCTGTAACGGTGTCTGTGACTGAGGTTATAGAGACAAGAATAGAATTTGTAACAAATGGAGTAATTGGTTTGAAGACAGGAGATACCCCTGGATACTTGTTACAAGAAAACGCAGATAAGATATTACAAGAAAATCAAAGTCGCATATTGCTCGAACAGGTTTAAACTGCTGATATTGGTATTTAGTTAGTCGGCAATGGCAGATCTCAAGATCACTACGTTACCTGCTTTAGCAGAAGCAGGGATTCAAGCAACAGACCCATTAGCTATCGCTGATGTCAGTGCAACAGAGACTAAAAAGGTAACTGTTAAAGATCTTATTGCTGCTGGAGTTGCGTTAATTGATGATGCTGATATACCTGCTGCAAAGGTTGGGACATTAGGAACGAACCAAGTAGCAAGTGCAGCTATACAAGCTAATGCTGTAACTGCTGCCAAGATTGCAAGTGGAACAATAACTGCAACAGAAATAGCAGATGCAACGATAACTGGAGCGAAATTAGTTAACGATACTGTTACTGCAACACAGATAGCTGCTAATGCAATAACTGCTTCTGAGTTAGCTGATAATGCTGTTGATACTGCTGCTATTGCTGCAAACGCCGTAACAACTGCAAAGATTACAGATGCCAATGTTACTTATGCAAAATTAAGTCTTAGTGATGGAGATATTCCTGGGGCAAAGATCGCAACAGGTGGAATTACAGCAACACAATTAGCAGCAAATTCTGTAGCTGCTTCTGAACTTGCTGACGATGCAGTTGATACAGCAGCGATTGTTGACGGTGCTGTTACAGCAGTAAAGATTGCAACAAATACTATTACTGCTAATCAAATAGCTGCAAATGCTATTGGTGCTAGTGAATTGGCAGATAACGCTGTTGATACGGCTGCTATTGCTGATGGTGCTGTTACCTCTGCAAAACTTTCTGGGACGTTAAGTAGTAGCTCTATTGCTGATAATGCGGTAACAACTGCCAAGATTGTTGATGACGCTGTCACAAGTGCGAAGCTTGCGGCAAACGCTGTTGATGCAGCAGCTTTAGCTGATAACGCTGTTGATTCTGGAGCGATAGCTAGTAGTGCTGTTGTAGAAGCAAAGATCGCTTCAAACGCTGTAACTGTTACTAAAATTGCTGATGGCACGATTACACCAGCAAAGTTAAATACTTCTAATCTTGATCGTTCATTAAATGTAGCTAGTGGCAATCTTGGAATTAATAACACAATTACTGCTGCTACTCGTTCAGGAATCACATATAACGCTCAAGGATTAATTACAGGAACAATTGCTCTTGCTGCTGGTGATCTGCCTGTTGCCACTACATCTGCTGTTGGTGGTGTTTCTGTTAGTACTGGTTTGACTGTTAATGGAGCAGGTGCATTATCTCTTACAAATAGCATAACAGCAGCCACAGTTAGCGGGATAACCTATAACGCTCAGGGCATGATTACCGCAGCGACAGCATTAGTTGCTGCTGATCTTCCTGTGGCTACTACAAGTGCTAAAGGTGCAGTACAAATTACATCTGGAGGAGGACTAACTGTTGATGGTAGTGGTAATTTAATAACTTCAACAAGTGGAATCAGTCCTGGTACTTATCAATCGGTTACTGTTAATAATAAAGGTGTACTAACAGCAGGAGCAGCGTTAACAGCATCATTAATTCCTGATCTTGCTGCCAGTAAAATAACAAGCGGAAGTCTTGATGCCGCAAGGATTGGAAACGATTCAATTGATGGATCAAAACTAAGTAACACTTCAACAGCAATATTTCAATCTATAGCCCAGAGTGGTTACCCAACGGCTCAATTCTCAGGACAGATTCTTTTTGATACTGTCTCTGAAGATGCGTTTATCTGGGACGGGAATGCTTGGCAAGCAATCACCACATTAACAAAAGGCTCCTTGGTCTTTGGTGGAAACTTCAATGCAAGCACAAGTAAAATGACGGCTTGTAGCACAGCAGGATTAGCGGCTGGCTTAGCAGTTGGAAGTAATTTACCTACACCTTCAGCAACAACAGACGGTCTATATGTCGTAGTCGATACTGCTGGAACGCCTGCATCTCCAGCCCCAGTCGTATCACTTTCGCCTCCTGACTATATCCTTGGAGTTACTAATACCACTGGCTCGTCATGGAATGAGATCGACCTTTCACAAACAGTTGCAGGTCAAGTTGCAAGCAATATTACTTTTACACCTTACGGTCAATTAAGTTCAACTAACGTACAAGATGCGTTGCAAGAACTTGAAACAGAGAAGATGGGTTTTGTCGGTGGTACACTGACGGGTCAGCTACTCATTGGTAATACTGGAAGCCTTGTATTTGAAGGATCTACTATTGATGCTTTTGAGACAACAATAACAGTTGCCGATCCAACATCATCAGATAAAACGATTACTTTCCCAGATACAACTGGAACAGTAATTACAAGCGGAGATACAAATACAGTTACATCAACAATGGTTGATGCAAGCTTAGTAAATACAAATTTAGCTGCTGGAGCTGCAATTGCATTTAGTAAATTAGCTGCTTTAACTTCTGCTCAAATCCTTGTAGGTAACGGATCAAATGTCCCGACAGCAGTAGCAGTAACAGGAGACATAAGCATAAATAATGCTGGCCTGACAGCAATTGCAACAGGCGTAATTGTTAACTCAGATATTTCTGGATCTGCTGCAATTACAGGGTCAAAAGTAACTACTGGAACGACAAGTGCAGTTGGTGTTCTTCAATTAACAGATAGTGCAACATCAACTTCTGCCACGACTGCTGCTACTCCTGCTGCTGTAAAGATTGCGAAGGACGCTGCTGACGCTGCTGCTACAACAGCTAATGCTGCTTTACCTACTACGGGTGGAACACTTACAGGAAACTTAATCCTTGATAATGCAAAAGAATTAAGGCTAAGTGAGGCTGATGGTGATGGAGCAAATTACACAGGCTTAAAAGCACAAGCACAAACAGGAGATATAACACTAACTCTTCCTGCTGTTGCTCCTACTGCTGGTCAAGTTCTTAAGGCTAATGCAAGCACACCTACAACTTTGGAGTGGGCTGCTGATAGTGCAACTGACTCAACAAAAATGCCTCTTGCTGGTGGCACGTTCACAGGAGATGTCACATTTACTGGAGATAGCAGTAATGGGTTATGGGATAAGTCAGCAAGTGCGTTTGTTGCTGATCTAACAGGTACAGCTTCTATAGCAACATCAATTACGGTTGCTGATGAGTCATCTGACACGACTTGTAATGTCTTGTTTGCGACTGGTGCAACAGGAAACTTAGCTCCTAAATCAGGAACAAACCTAACCTTTAACTCTAGTTCTGGAGCGTTAACAGCTACAAGCTTTGTTGGTGCGTTAACTGGAAATGTAACTGGTAATGCTTCAGGAAGTGCTGCAACGGTTACGTCTGCTGCTCAATCTGCAATTACTTCTCTTGGAACGCTTACTGGTTTAACTGTTAATGGTGATGTCACTCTGACAGGTGCAGCCGCAAATGTAACTTGGGATAAGTCAACAGATGATTTGATCTTTAATGACGGTGCATCAGCAATATTTGGAACAAGTTCAGATGGCTTAGAGATAAAACACCAAGGAGATCAGTCATATATAACTGATATTGGTACTGGACAACTTTATATACAAGGAAGCACTTTTGTTGCTATTAGAGATTCTGATGATGGGGATATGTTAGGTAAATTTATTAAAGACGGAGCCGTAGAGTTATATCACGATAACAGTAAGAAGTTTGAGACAACATCGAGTGGGGCAACTATAACTGGTGGTCTTTACTGTTCTGCTGGTAATCAAATACAGATTTCAGGAAATCCAGGTTCAGTCGGTCTTCAGTTAATAGGTCAAGACGCAGATTACTCATTAATAGGAACAATGGGTAGCCACGATCTGTTGTTTAGAACTGCAAGTACAGAACGGATGCGGCTCGACTCAAGTGGTCGTTTGTTGGTGGGAGTAACGGCTAGTCGTGCTGTTAATAGTGCTCAAGGTTCTTTCCAAATAGAAGGAACTGGGGCTGAAGATTCTGATATGTCTATTATCAGAAACCAAGCAAGTGCTGGTGGTCCTGCTCTATGTTTCGGTAAATCTAGAAATGCAAGTCTTGGTGGTAATACCGTTGTTAATGATGATGATCAATTAGGAGCATTAATATTTACTGGTAATGACGGAACAGATTTAGCAAGTCAGGGTGCTCGTATTGATGCTTATGTAGATGGAACCCCAGGCTCAAATGATATGCCTGGACGTTTGGTATTCAGTACAACAGCAGATGGAGCAGCGTCATCAACCGAACGGATGCGGATTGATAGTTCTGGAGCTGTAGTAATAGGTGCTACTGCATCTGATAGCTTTAAATTCAAAGTTACAAATGGATCAGGAACTCTAGCTAGGTTTACAGATGGCAGTTCACAAACACTTGACATTAGACAAACTTCTGGAGGTATAGAACTTCAAAATCCGAATGATGGATTTATTACATTCAAAGGAGCTTCTGCCGAAAGATTCAGAATTGGAGGTTCAGGTCAATTAGGAATTGGTGGAGCTACTTATGGTACAAGTGGACAAGTATTAACTTCAGGTGGATCAGGTGCAGCTCCTAGTTGGGCTGATGCTGGTGGTGGTGGTGGAACGGTAGAGCTTGTAGCAGACGGAGCTATTGCAGCTAATCATTCTGTAATAGTTACTTCAGCAGGTAAAGCTAAAGAAATTGCAGAAGTAATAGTTACAAATAACCCACCAACAGCTTTAACACCAGCAAGCGTAGGAGCAGGTGTTCTCGAAAACAACGGAGGACTTCGTGTTGGTTACGATACAGTGCAAAATCTTACTTTCATTATTTGGGTAGATGGAGACTATGACCTTAATTGCAGTTCTTACGCCTGGAATAATGCTAGTTCAACTCTTCCTTCTGAAGAGGATACGACAGAAATAAATGATAATTATGTTGAAAGTTGGCCTCAAATTGCTTCTCATCCTACAAACGGCTATCACGTTTGTGCTTGGAAAACAGGAGCAAATAATAGAGGTAGGGCTAGGATGTTTAATTTTGCTGCCAATGGACAGCCTCAAACTGGCAGTGATCAGCAAGTTACAAATGGTACAGTAAGTTCTCCTTACGAAAATACTCAACAGCTTGTATATGATCCTGACGATGATAAATTTATAATTAGTTTCAGAGGTAGTGGAAATGAATCAATGATACATGTTTTAACTCCTGATTATACAAATAAAACCCTTTCACGGGGTGCTGAAGTTAATGCCTTTAGTGATTATGCTGAATCATTGCAGCTTTTTTATGACGAATATAGTAATAAAGTTATAGCTGCTATTTGGAATGGTACTACCAAGTATTTAGAAGCAAAAGTAGGAACAGTTAGTGGTACAACTACAACTTGGGGTAGTGCCGTTAATATTGCTGGCGATGGTACAAGTAGCAATAATGGTGGTTGGATGGCTGTAGGAGGTGACCCAACAACAGGTAAATTATTATTTACGTGGATGGTCAATGATGGTGGTAATGATTTATATGGAAAATGCAAAGTTGCTTCAGTTAACGGCAACTCTTTTGACTTAGGCAGTGAAGCAACATTCCAAGGAACTACAGGTGGAGGTACTAATAGAAACAGAGTAAATTATGATCCAGGGACAGGAAATATGGTTCTTGCTTATAGAATATCTACCACTACTACTCAAGTATTGACAGTAACAATTAGTGGAACAACCCCTTCCTTTACCAGTGCTGTAACTATTACAGGTTCATCTAACACTTCTCATAGTATGGTTTACAACCCTGATTTAGAAAGGTGGTGTTTTGTTTATAGGGCTAGTAATGGGCATAGATACAATACCACTATTGATATAGGTGGAGCGACTAATAATTTATCAACGAGTTTTATAGGTTTCTCAGATGCAGCTTATAGTGATGGTCAAACAGCAAAAATTAATGTCGTAGGAAACACCACAACTCAAAGCTCATTAACAGCAGGTACACGTTATTTCGTTAATAAACAAGGAAACTTGCAAACAACAGCAGATACTCCAAGTGTTGAAGCTGGTATTGCCTTATCAAGTACATCTTTACTAATAAAAGGGTAGTATTGGCCGAATAGGTCAGGGATGGACAGTAGGCTTATAATTTGAGGGCAATGTATTATTTTTATGGCTGATCGTAACGCTCTTGTTCAAGAAAAAGCAGGATTAGTAAAACAAGTAGAAGAAATTGTTGCTAATTACAATCAACAAGTAGAAGAATTGTTAGGAGATTTACCTAAGACAACTCAAGCCAGCCTTGACCCTTTGAATAAAAGAATACAAGAAATTAATGCTGAAATAGTTTCAGATGTTGAAGCCGAAAGTGGAGAGGCTTGCCCTGCATGATTAAAATCCTTACTTACATCAATACTGCTGCTCTTGTAGTAGCAGTAGGTGGTGGTACGTTTGCTTACTTTCAGCGTGGCAAGATAACAGAATCCATAATGAGTGAAGTGCAAAAGCAATTGCCTTCTCTTGTTAAAGGAGCTATGCCATCAATACCAAGCGTTCCATCATCAACTGGCTCTGTGCTTCCGTTCAAATGATTCAATTTAAGTCATTTAACGGCCTGACTTCTTTAGTTTTAGGCGGTGGTTTGATCGCTACTAACTTTATGAGTCTTTCCTTATTGGCTCGTAAAGATTCTGGCATCCCTGATATAGCCAAACTTTCTAATACTCCTTACAGCAGTCTTCAAATTAGAAGTGAGAAAGGTGCTGATGGTGCAGAGGAATGGAGTTTTGCCAGCCGTCAACACGATCCAAAAACAATGCTTCAGTATGAATCTAGTGAAGCTCCTACCTTTAATGGTGGTGTGAAGACTAGACATACGCATAAAGAATCTGTTGCTCAGTTCATTACATATCCGCAAGGCTCAGACGGAAAACTTACTGATAAACAAATTGAATGTATAGAGAAAATGGCACAGGGTAAAAGTAATGGACAGATGATTGCTGATGCTGGATCAGTTCAGGTGACACCAGCTTTGGCAGGGGTTCCAATCGTAGGGCCAGTATTAGCAGGTATTTTCTTTGGTCAAGCTAGAAAACAAGTTGGTAATTTAAGTAGTGATCTTGCAGGTCAATGGAACGATTGCTAAATGGAAATAGAGGAGATTGGAATTAGGGAGATACCAGACGCTTCAATTGATACAACAATAATTCGTACATCAAATCCACAAATACCTAGCAATATAGGTTTCCCAGTTATTCAAATGCCTGGCTGTGTAAGAGCTAGGACTTTAAAAAATAAGAATTTAGTAACTAATGATCCTAGAGGAAATTTCTATGTCTGTGATGGCAACGTACCAACACTTGAAAGCATG